GATAGCCAATAGAAAATTGAAATTGGAGCAGGATAATGCTGTTTTATCCTCCGCTTTAAAAAAGATTTCAAGAATTGCAGGCTTAACTTTAGACGAGGAAAAAGCTTATGAGAAAGAATATTTAAAGATTTAAAACCTACTAATTCCTACCAGTTCCTAGTGAATTGGTAGGAGTAAAATTGCATTAATCCTGCTCCTTATATTGTTTTTGTATTTCGTTGCAGTGGTGTGTCAGCATTTCTGTGAAAAGTTCAATCTCGCATGATATAGGATCGTCAATCCCTTTAATCTTGTCCGCTTGCTCGTTAAATAATTTACCTAAGAAAAACGCAATCGCCTCCACCATAATGTTAATCCGTACACCACAACACAGACTAGACAGATCAGAACAAAGCTCTGGAACAGTCGGTTGTTCGCTATCGTGTTTTTTTGAGCAACAACTCGATTCTTTTACTTTTGTGACTCTCTCTCCGTCTACCTCAAGACCTACATGTCTTTCATCCATCGTTATTCTCCTTTTCTTTATCTTCGAATATCCTTCTCTCTTTTTCAGATTTATCAAGGCTCATTATTTCCTCCTCTCTATAATCATAGAATCTGGTAAAGGTTGCCAATGAGTGACATAAGAAGACTTCCACTCTATTTTACTATCATCTCCAGAATCAAACCACTCGTTACCCATCCTAAAAGCTATCTCTACATGGCTCATAAATACAGACTCTTTAAAATTGTGGACAGAAACAAGAACCAAAGCATTTTGCGGTGGCTTCAATTTTTCTAAAGGTATCCACTCATTCTGTATAAATTTAGGTCTGTTAAACTTTACATCCTCATTATTTTCATGATTATTTATTTCCATTCAACCCCCCGATTGAAATCCATTTCTCAACAATCTTACTACTACCCCAACAGTCCATAGGAAGGCAATTGCAGACGTATTTGCAGTAAGTATAGATGAGGCCTTTATTTATATGGTCAGCCCTTCCGTATGCCTCAAAAAGATCATTTGAGAATACAGCAGTTAAAAAACTACCCATAGGACAACCGTCCTCTATGTAAATTCTAATTGTCTCAATCGCTTCATCAGGAAGGATATCTTCATACTTTTTTCTAAGTTCCTGCTTCATCGGTATCCTCTTTTTTGTCTGTAATAAATTGATTAAACTCTTCATCAGCCATTCTTAATAATCTTGAGTATGATATTGTGCAAAATTTTTCGTAGGACAATATTCCAACAGTAATAAGAAGATATCTTTGACATTGTTTAAAAGTTAATTTTTTTATGTCACCTTCGAACTGCCAACAATTTGAAATTTCTATAAGGTCATGCTCGATTCCATCTATTGTTTTTACGTAAGAATAGTATTGGTCACCTCTTTTGGTTTCCCTGAATTCAATCCTAAAGCTTAATGTCTGTTGTAAATTTAAAATACTTCCACTCATTGTTTCAAAAAATTTATTCGTCAGCATTGCTTTCCTTTTGTTTTTCCATATGTTTTTTTAATTCTTTAAAATAAAGTTTCTCTACACTATCCATAAATTCAATAGACAGCAAAATTTGATTTCTTAACTTTTCAGGTAAATTCTCTAATTCTTTAACCATAATTTCCTTTCTAAAAATTTCATCTTTGAAAAACCCTTTCATAAAGGTGTAGCCAGTGAGAGACATCATGAAAGAATCAACTGTGGTAACATCGACATCCTTCAAAACTTTTCTAATCAAATTCTCTCCAACCTTATAGTCCGTGTGCCTAATATCCATACCTTATCCTTTTTGTTTTGATTGTGCTTGTAAAGTAAAAACCAGGGAAGGCGTTAACCCTCCCTTAAGATCTCGTTTTATTTTGTGTACTCTACCCAAGAACAATAGTAATCACCTTCATATTTTATTATAGTGAGATATCCTCCGTCAAAATATGAAAGAAATGCCTCGCCAGTAATTTGAATGAACTTTTGCTTCTCCTTTTCTCCACCAGACTTTTGGATTGTAACGGTTGTTTCTTTTCCTTCTCCACGAATCCAGACACAATATCCAGTAATAGGGCATTGGTTACATCTAACGCTAACACCGTTTTTTACAATAAAATACATTTTAAAAATGTAGCCTTCTAAGTCGCTATCAAAAGAGATTATTTTCTGCTGTTTATTTTCCTGTAATGTAATTTGAGTTTTAACATTATAATCGGCAAGATGAGGGAAGCAAAATCCTTGAGCAGATATTGTCATCAAGCATGCAAATATTATTTTTTTCATTGTAATTTCCTTTTTTCCTTTTTTTAGGGTTATCCTGTTAAAAAGGGAGGAGGAGTCCAGTCCTCCTCCCGATTGGCTAGACTGCTAAGGATGCCATTTTTTCTGTTAGTCTCCACAAAGCTGTGTTAAGTCGGTTGTTTTCGTAAGGGGACTTAACTTCTCTTGATCTTCGTCTCTGTCTAGACTCTTTATTAATTGTTCTCACTCCACCCTTGATAATGTTTTCCTGCACAACATTAAAGGTTGTCCAAAGGTCGCTCTTATTATCAGCGTAACGCCTAGAACGCAATAGGTCAGGGGAATAAACTTCGGAGTCTCCATCCTCATCCCACTTTAAAAGCTTTGCAGAGTCCGCAAAAAATCCCTGTTGCAGTGGGTTAAGTTCAATCTTTGACCATTCCTCCGCTTTATCTATAACCGTAGGAAAGACCTCGATAATCTCACCACCTGCATCGGCAACCCTTCCGACCACATCACCTTGGTGGCGAACTCTCTGACAGAATAAGTCGTTCCCAACAACCATTCCGTTAGAGCAAACAAGGCGATAAACGCCTGCTCTTAGCTGATATGAAGAGCTTCCGTCATGAGCGTTAACTAAAACAAGTTCAGGAAAGTTTCCGTTTATTTCTTGCTCGTTATGACGTCTTAACCTAAGCATGTGACGACCGAATCCGAATCGCTCTTTAGTTCTGCATCTTGATTCCGATGCGTGGGTGACGCCGAATCCTAGGTCGAATAAACCCTCTAGGACGCTATAAGTCGAGATAGGTGCGTATTTGCTTCCTGTTTTTTCATATGACCCACTCGTAAAGACTGACGGTGCTTTTCGGGCGATTTGATCTTGATTTAAAAATATTGTCATGGTAAAATCCTTAGCTATAAATGTGATGTTTTTTAAGCGAGAACTCAACCACGAGTCCTCGCTTTTTTTTTTTAATTACAATGCTTCTCGATTGCATCTTCTAAAAAATCGAAAGCAAGGTGATTTCCTGCTTCATACTCGGAAACCCCGAGGATATCTGCTAGAGTTTTAATTTCGCAAAGGTCGCTTCCGTACTTTCTTGATTGTGTTACTAAGAACTTCTTTGCTTCTTTTAGAGTCATCTTTGTCATCTTTGTCATCTTTTGCTCCTTTGCGTTTTTGTTATACCTAAATATTAACATAAAGGTTTCTTGTTTACAAGTTTTATTTATCGAAAACCTTTTTTTTCTTAAAAAATGGGTTGTTTTTCTCTATGGTCATCAAGTTTTTCTTCTAACTTAACTATCATCCATTTAAATCTTTTTACCCTTCTCTCACAAGCTTCTGATTTCAGTAACCTCTTAACCTCTCTTATCTGTGTAATAATTCTGTGTTCATCACTTACCCAATCTTCTACGTTCTGAATAGTTATGTTGTTCATCTTTTGCTCCTTTGCGTTTTTGTTATACCTAAATATTAACATAAAGGTTTCTTGTTTACAAGTAAAAAAACAAGAAAACCGAAAATATATAGATTTTTCATTTGAAACTTGATACACTCAAAATTAAAATTAAGGTGTTCGTTATGGCTATTTCCATTGAAGACATAAAAAAAATGAAGAAGAAGAAAGTTCTCAGGCATAAATTCGGTGCTGTAAGATGCGAAAGGAAAGGTATAAAATTCCCAAGCAAACTAGAGAGGCGGTATTACGATCACTTAAATTTGCTTATAAAATCGGGAGAAGTGTTGTTTTTCCTCCGTCAGCCTGCTTTTGATATTGCAGGGGGAGTTCGCTACTTCGCTGATTTTTTAGTGTTCTGGGCAGACGGTACAGTGGATTTTGTAGACACCAAAGGAAGGGACACAACAATCAGTTCCGCAAAAAGAAAAATGGTGGAAGACCTATATCCTGTAGAAATTAAAATTGTGAAGAAGGTTTAAATGGAAAATTGGATGTATGTACTAATGGTGATGCTGTCTGTAGTAATGGACAGCACTCCGCTAGCAATTTGCGTAATGACATTTTTTGTATTAGAAAGAGGGGGTATTAGATGATGAATAGAGATAATTTACTCCGTTGCAAGCTTGCTTTATATCGTGAACTTCTCAATGCGAAAAATGGAGCTGAATGGACGAGAAACGAAAGGGAGATCGTTTATCTTTTAGTGTTAGATGAACAGGTTCAAAATCATATTGAAAAGGCGTTAGGTAATGACAAAGAAATCGAAAGCAAAGTTTAAGATTTTAGAGCAGGGATACACAAGCTATAGGGTAAAGATCGACAGCGTAAAGCTTAATCCGATGAATCCTAGGGTTATTGAGGATGAAAGGTTTAAAGTGTTGGTGCAGTCGATTAAAGACGAGCCACACATACTCAAGATAAGACCGATTGTGGTTAACAATGAAATGACTGCACTAGGTGGAAATCAAAGACTAAAAGCTTGCAGAGAGGCAGGCCTTGACTCCGTCTGGATTCTTAATGCAGACGATATAAACGATAAAGAGCAACGATCATTCGTTATTTCAGACAACGCCGATTTCGGTAAATGGGATACTGAAATACTAGCTAAAGCAGGGTATAAGGCGGTAGAACTGGAAAGGCTTGGAGTTCGTGCTGTTGATGTGAAAGGGGGGGAGGCCTCACTTCCAGAATCAAAAAATGAAGATTTAAATTCAGGAAGCGATGTAGACGAAAGCGATATTGATAAACGGTACGAAACATATCAAAATAATACTATAAAGCAAGTAGTCCTGTATTTTCCAAACGAAATATACGAAAAGGTGTGCCAGTCCTTCTACACAGCCAGTCAAAAATTAGGTGGAGAGGATAACAGCGAGATCGTTCTTAAACTGATAACTTATTGGGAAAGAAATAACGGAAAACCTCCTTCCGAATTTATAGCAAAAGAGGAACAAAATAATGGCGAAGACTAAGAAAGTATCATTTGAAGTTTTAGAAGAAGGGTATACAAGCTACCGTATTTCCATAGATAAGGTAAAAATAAATCCGATGAATCCAAGATTAATCGAGGATGAAAGATTCGATCTGTTGGTTAATGCTGTTCAGTCAGAAAAGTATTATTTGAAAATAAGACCAATAATAGTCAATTCCGACATGATAATCCTAGGGGGAAACCAAAGATTCAAAGCGTGCCAAAAAGCAGGGTTCGATTCGGTTTGGATTATAAACGTAGATGACATCACAGACCTTGAACAAAGATCATTCATAATCGCAGACAACGCCGATTATGGTAAATGGGACTTAGACTTGCTTAAAAGAGCAGGGTACGAAATTGTAGAACTGCTCCGTCTAGGTGTTGAAAAGGTGGAAATTATCAAGAGAGAAGATAATCAAATAGGAGAAACCCCTAGAGAATCCCTTCCATCAGAAGATATTCCAGAACCAGACATAGACGATGGTCTAGTGGAAAATGAGTCTGAATCTTTTCAAAAAAACTCAATAAAGCAAATAGTCCTATACTATCAAGACGGTATATATGAAAGGGTGTGTCAGTGCCTAGACGATATCAGCAAGGACTTAGACTGCGATGATAACAGCGAGGTCATTCTTAGACTTTTAAACTTTTGGGAGCATAATGATGGAGAAAATTCCACCGATTTTCATACCGAGCAAGGGGAGAGCAGGAAGCACAAAGACGACTAAACTTCTTGATAAATTTAACATTCCATATTCCTTTGTGGTAGAGCCTCAAGATGAAAAGTCATACGTAGAATCTTACTCCTGCGGTGTTTTCACACTTCCAAACAATAACCAAGGAATAACATTCTCAAGGCAATACATCTTAGACCTAGCAAGAACGATGAATTATGAATGGTTCTGGATGATGGATGACGATATTAACGAGTTCGGAAAGGTGTTTAAAGGAAAAACACAAAGAATGGATGCTAGCATCTTGTTCAACGCAACTGCGATATTGAAAAGGTATAAATCCTCTCTTTACTCAATGGAACTCAGGCAGTTCGCATGGTCGTCAGCAGAACTAAAAAGAAACAGGTCAGTCATGCAGTGCGTTATGTTTAACGTCCCAAGATGCAAAAACATAAACTATGACAAAAATATAAAGATTCGTGAAGATTACGATATAAGCCTTCAATCCATCTTTAAAGCTCAGGGTACGATAAAAACTGCCAAATACTACTATGGTATAGCTGACATGAAATCACAGTCAGGAGGAATGGAACAATGGTATAACGAAGACTTTGAGAAAGAAGAAGTAAGAAAGTTATGTAAGAAATATCCAGGACTTGTGGAGGCTGTTTATAAAAAGAACAGGCATGACGTAAAAATCAATTGGAGAAAATATAAACTATGAAAAATATTTTTGAAGACAGCGAAATTATGTGGGCTTGCGTGAGATACTGTGAAGGAAAAGATCAATTGAATGAAGAGTTTTTTAAAGGTGTCTGGAACTATTTTATTTTTAGAAATAATATATCTGACAAACAAAGAGAGGCAGTTTTGAAATTTATAAAAAAAGAGAAGATTGACGTGAAAAAATGGAGTAATGATGAGGGTCGTTGAAGTTGAACCTGTGGAATTAGAGATTTCAAATTTTAAAAAAAGAAGAGCAAGCGAGGAAGATTGCTCAAGAATAATTGATTTTGACTGCATAATAACTGTGGGGGGTAAGCCTAGGATTCTTTATAAGCAAATTGATGTAGATACAACTCCTTTAAGGTGGGCTGTGAAGAATATTAAATACGGAACAAGCACAAGGACAGACGGATTAAAGACAACCTCAGCCATATTTGGATTCTCCCCAAGGAACGTACTTCGTAAAGACTTCTGCTCCGCTACAGCCATGTCAAAAGCCAATCCCAAGCCACATTATATTATATGTAATTTCTCAAAAGAGCTGACAAAGCTCTATGAAGAGTTTTTCCCAGAAACGATAAAATATCACTACGAACTAGCAGACAAAAAAGTAAGATCGGAATGGAAAATGGAAGGTACACCATTCACCAGTGGGATTGTTAATAAGAACAACCCTCTAAAGTATCACCACGACTCTGGTAATTTTAAAAACGTGCTTAGCAATATGATCGTCTTAAAAAGAGGAGTATCAGGAGGAAGACTTTCCTGTCCTGAATTTGGTATAAAATTTGAATGTGATGATAACCATGTAGTAATTTTCGATGGAGCAAGAATCCTACACGGAGTAACACCTATTTATAAACCCGAAGGAGAGGACACATACCGATATTCGGTCGTGTACTATTCCCTTGAACAAATGTGGAAGTGCGATAGTGTCAACGAAGAAGTCAAAAGAATTAGGAAAGTCAAAAAAGAAAGAGAGTTTAAAAGGTTTCGAGAATAAAGACCCAAAGCTCCCTGCTCCAAAACTTCCGAAAGATAGAAAGCGTTGGAAAGGACCACCTACAGATCAAGATAGAAACCATGCTTATTCCTATGCCCTGTACGGTGCATCAGATGATGACATAGCTCTGGTCATGGAGATGTCTGACTGGACTCTTAAAACACATTTCAGAGAAGAGCTTACAAAGGGTCGGATCGATGCCAAGGCAAAAATAGGTCAGAGACTCTATAGGTTCGCTGTGGGTGATGACCATGAGGGAGGTCAAAGACCAAACCTAACTGCGTTGATTTTCTTAGCGAAAACTCGATGTGGATACAAAGAAGTGCAAGTGACAGAGAACGTACAAGTGACAGAGAACGTGCAGATATACATACCCGATAACGGTAGGGGAGATGCGGAGATCAAGAAGGGTAAAAAATGAGTTTTAGACCTCAGCCAGGACAACAGGAGAGTTTTTTAACCTCAACAGCAGATATCGTAATATACGGAGGAGCCGCAGGCGGTGGAAAAACCTACGGACTACTTCTTGAATGTTTAAGGCATAAAGATAAGCCAGGATTTTCAGCAGTTATTTTTAGAAGACAAGCAACTCAGGTGAGGAATCCAGGAGGACTTTGGGATACAAGCAATGATCTATTCCCATATGCAGGAGGCACTCCAAGGGAATCAAGCCTTGAATGGAAGTTTTTTCCAGACTCAAAGATAAAATTCGCAAGTATGGAATACGATAAAGATCGTTTTTCTTGGCAAGGAAGCCAGATTCCCTTAATAGCATTTGATGAATTGACACACTTTTCATGGAGTCAGTTCGTGTACATGCTGTCGAGGAATCGTTCTTTGTGCGGTGTTAAGCCTTATATTAGAGCAACGACAAATCCAGACCCAGACTCATGGGTAAGACTGTTTATTGATTGGTGGATAAATCCTGAAACAGGATACCCCATTCAGAAGAGATCAGGGGTGATACGTTGGTTTATTGTTGTTAATGACCAAACTTATTGGTCAGAGTCGAAGGAAGCTCTAATGAAGATGCAGCCCGACTGCATGCCGAAAAGTGTTACATTCATAGCATCAACAGTTCACGATAATCAAATTTTGCTTTCAAAAGATCCAGGATATATCTCAAACCTAAATGCTATGCCAAAGTTTGAGAGAGAACAGCTCCTTATGGGAAATTGGAATATTCGCCCTACAGCAGGGATGTTTTTTCAAAGAGGTTATTTTGAGAAAGTCATGGCTATTCCTAAAGGAAGAAACACAGCAGTAAGATATTGGGATAGAGCCGCAACTAAGGAAACAGGAAGTAATGACCCAGACTGGACTGTGGGGCTTAAATTAGAAAAAGATAAAAATGGTATTTTTTACATCTCCGATATTGTACGGTTGAGAGATACTCCTCTAGGAGTTCAAAGAGTAATAAAGAACACAGCTACTCAAGATGGGTACGAGGTAAAAATAGGAATCGAGCAAGACCCAGGACAGGCAGGAGTAAGTGAAGCCGACTACCTTGTGAGGCAATTGTCAGGTTTTCAAGTCTCAACAAATAAAGTCCAGAAAGATAAAGTGACTAGGGCTTTACCTGTGAGCAGTCAGGCAGAAGCGAATAACATTAAAATATTAGAAGCCAGATGGAACGAAGACTTTTTAAGGGAAGCGGAAAACTTTCCAGAAGGAGGTCACGACGATCAGATAGATGCCCTATCAGGAGCTTTTAACATGCTTGTAGAGGAAAAATACAACCTCCACAACTTAACGAGGTGGTAATGAATAAAGTAAGTCTAAAGAAAATTAAAAAAATGAACAACTCCGCTCGATTGGATGACTCAAAAGGAAGTGTAGGAATCGTAGCAAATGACGGTTGGTCAAACATACTCACAGGACTAGGTCAAAGAGGTCGTGATAAAAATAAAGCGACAGTTTTTTGCATGGACTACAAGTTCGGACCTTCTGAACTAGATCAGATTTATAGATCAGACGGTATGACAAGAAGGGTGATCGACATAGTAGCAGAGGAGATGGTTCGTCAAGGTTGGGACATCGAGAATGACCCTAAAGGGATGATACAAATAAAATTAGACGAGATGAATATTAACAAAGTCATGATGGACATGATTAGGTGGTCTAGACTGTACGGTGGAAGTCTAGGTGTGATGGGAATTGTTGACGGAAGACCTCTTGATGAACCAGTTAACATGAATGCTGTTAGAGAAATAAAATGGATTCACGTCTTTGATAGATTTAGCGTTTCTAGTGCAGACGGAATGATAGATCAAGACATGAACTCCGCAAACTACGGAAAGCCGAACTCATACATGGTTACAGACTCAAGAACAGGATCAACCTTTCCAGTGCATCACTCAAGGACGATAAGATGTGATTGGAACGAGCTGTCTCCTAGGTGGGTTAGAGACAATGATACGTGGGGTGACCCTCTTATGCAAACCATCTATGAAGAGCTAAAAAACTACAGCACAGCATTCGCAAACTGCGGTGTGATAATTCACGATTTCGTGAATTATGTTTTAAAAATCCCAGGATTAGCAAACCTAATTGGCAGTGACGGTTGCAGTAACCAAGTTCAAAACAGAGCCAACATTCTTAATCTCGCTAAGTCCTCATTAAACACTATGATAATTGATGGTGAAGAAGAATACACAAAGGTAAGCACGAACATTTCAGGAATCAGCGACCTACTAGATCGCTTCATGCTGTCACTTAGTGCTGTCACTGGCATACCTATAACCCTTCTTTTCGGTCGAGCTCCATCAGGACTCAATGCGACAGGAGAAGCGGACATTAGAAATTTCTACGACATGATAAAGCATAAGCAAGAAGGGAAACTAAAACCCATGCTTAATCGTGTGATAGAACTAATATTTGTAGCCAAAGACGGATATTTCAAAGGTGTTGAGCCAATAGACTGGAAGATTGAATTTGTTCCGCTATGGCAAAACACAGAAGAAGAAGAAGTGGCAATAAGAAGAACGGTTGCGGAAACAGATGCTATTTACATCGACAGAGGAGTGCTTGATCCAACCGAGGTTGCCGTTTCTAGGTTCGGTGGGTCTGTGTGGTCAATGAATACAGAGATCGACCTCAAAGACCGTAAAAACGGTTTTGATGAGGAAGAAGTTTCTCAACTCGAAGAAGAGAAAAAAAAATCTGAATTTGGAGACGATGATCCAAACACACCAGTCACAGACTAAACACACTGGTTAAACACACCAGTCACACACTAGGTGTGTGATGGGTATTGGGAACGAATGGGAACGAATGGAAACGAATGGAAACGAATGGAAACGAATGGAAAAAAATAGGAACTTTTAGTGATGGTCTCTTTCAATCAAAAGTTACAAATTAGGCAAAACGCCAAAAACAAGCGATTAAAAAAACCTGCAAAATGGCTCTTCCCCTACAACGCAGAAAGGAAATATAGAAGGCTCCTGCATAAACTTGCTAGGGAGCTTTCTTTAGAAATAAGAGAAAGACTAGTTCCAGTGTACCCTCAGCTTTTAGAGGAAGTTTCGGCTAACTATCCTAACAATGATAGCTTGATGAGAAACGACGATTTCCTAAGTATGTTAAGAGGAATATTCATATCAATTCAGGAGTTTATAAATCCGAAAATTAAAGAAACAATCACTGAAATGGAAGTGATTGCAACGGAGATATCAAATTTCAATCAAGTTCAGTTTGAAAAGGTGAACCAGTCCGTCTTTGGCATAGACATATTTGTAGACCAACCATTTCTAAGAGATCAACTAGAATTATTCTCTAGGCAAAACGCTCAATTGATTACATCAATACCAGAGCAAGACCTTTTGCAAGTATCTGGAATCGTAGAGAGAGGGCTACAGGAAGGACAAAGGTTCACAGAAGTAGCAAAGGATATCCAAAAAAGATTTGGTATTACTAGAAGACGTGCTAACCTGATCTCAAGGGATCAAACGACAAAATTAAACGCAAGTTTAACCAAGCTCAGGCAGGAAAGTGCAGGAATTACAGAGTACATATGGTCTACAGCAGGAGACGAAAGGGTTAGACCTACGCACAAGGCAAACAATGGCAAAAAATTTAAATGGGACGATCCTCCAAAGGTTACAGGTCATCCAGGAACAGATATTAATTGTCGGTGTGTTGCTATACCAGTCATGGAGGGGATATTAGAATGATAAATTCTGCAAGGTACGATAACGGAGAGATAAAATCTCAATCTGAATTTACAGAAGAAGGGTTCCTTAAGGCTGATGCTATAGTCACAAGGACAGGTGTTTTCTTTTATAAAAACTTAGACGGAACAGTAAGGAGAGAGCTTAGGCATCCAGATGATGTTTTAATTTCCGAGAGCCTGCTCTCTATGAAGATGATACCAATAACGAATAATCATCCAGTTGAAAGATTAGTAACAGCAGACAATGCAAAAAGGCTCTCCGTTGGTTATACAGGTGAAAATATAAGACCAGAAGGTTCATTCATTTATTCAAATCTTGTAATAACAGATAAAGAAACTATTTCTGAAATTGTAAATAATGGTAAAAACCAGCTTTCACTAGGTTATACAGTTGATTTAATTGAAGAAAAAGGTGATTTTGAAGGCGAAGAGTACGACTTTAGGCAAACTAACATAAAATACAATCATCTTTCGATTGTGGCATCAGCAAGAGCAGGAAGCGAGGCGAGAATTGCTTTGGATGAAAATGATGCATTTGAAATTTCTCAAACAGAGGAGCCAAAAATGGCAAAAAGAAAAGTAAAAATAGACGAAGATGAGTTTATGGTTGAGCCAGAAGTGGCTGAATCTGTAGAAGGTCTTTTAGAAAATATGAAAAATCTATCAGAAGAAAAAGAAAGAGTTGAGTCGGAACTAGGTTCTACAAAAGAAAGCTTAGAGAAAGCTTTAGCAGAGAGAGACAATGCTAAAGAGGAAGCCGAAAAGCTTCTAAGCGAAAAAGAAGAAGGATCAGAAGAAAAGATGGATTCTAAAGAAGTAGAAAAAAGAGTGAGAGAAAGGCTTTCCCTTATTAAAACATCAGAAAAAGTTTTAAGTTCAGAAGATCTAGAAAGGGTAGACTCCGCTACAGACCTAGAGATCAAAACGATGGTCATTAAGTCAAAAAGCAAAACAGCAAATTTAGATGGAAAGTCCGAAGTGTACATAAATGCACGTTTTGATGCAGTCCTCGAAGACCTTCCAAAAAACCAAGTTATCGTAAGAGGAACTAAAGGAAAGCAAACCGTCGATTCAGATGCTCCATGCTCCGAAAGTTCAAGATCAAAAATGATCGAAAATATGAAAAATAGCTACAAACTGGGAGGTAAGTAATGGCTCAATTAACATACGGATTCCTAATGGATATTGCTAGTGAAGGATTACTAGCAGATTGCGGATTTAAAAATTGCCTTTCTCCAAGAGCTTATGCAGAGATTCCAGTAGGAAGAGGTGTTGCAAAGGTTGTTGGTGAAGACTACGCAGTAAGAATGTTTGCACAGAATCAATCAGTTATTGTTTTAGATGGGGACTTAGTCACGTCAAACTCAGTCGCTGTAAGCGTTAACGGCATTGCGTTGACTCCGATTGTTTTTGCAGTAGACCACGACACGACTATGGGCGTGATTGCAGCTGCAATTTTAGCCGAGCCAAACATCGCAAGTTCAGTCGTGAGTGATGCGAACAACAGAACGATTACAGTAATCGCAGACCAAGGCGAGGTCGCTATTGTTAACTCATTCGTTGTCACACTAGGTGCAGGACAAGCGACAGCAACAATCACCAATGGTACACAGGACAGCTTTTATGGTGTCGCTCTGCGTATTCAAAACAAGGCGAATCTACTTACAGCTACAGGCTCTAACGGTTCCGCTCCTTATTATGCTACGGATACAGTTTCCCTTCTCACTAAAGGTCGAGTTTATGTTTACGTCGATCAGGACGTGACTAGTGACGATCCTGTTTACGTCAGATTCGTAGCAGGAACAGGTGATTCCTTAATCGGAAGATTCCGTAAGGATGCTGATACAGGTGAAGCGTTCCTAGTTCCTGATGCAAGATACACTGTCGGTGCTTCTGACGGTGGTCTAGCTGTATTAGAAATCAACATGCCATAATAGGGGGAAATTTTAATTATGGAAAAAATTCATTCAGTAAACTTGGATAGTTCAGAAACCGTATTCTTTGCAAGACAGCTAGAAGCAATCAAAGCAAAAACATACGATATTAAATTCGCTCCAATGAAAGCTCTAAGCCTTATGCCTGTGTCAAGTGATGCAGGAGAGGGTGCGGAATCAATCGTCTACCGTTCTTTTGAAGAAACAGGCATGGCAAGAATCATTTCTTCCTACGCAGATGACCTTCCAAGAGCGGACGTTCGTGGTAAAGAGTTCATTTCTCCAGTGAGAGGAATCGGAACTTCTTACGGTTACTCACACCAAGAAATTAGATCAGCTAATTTAGCAAACCGACCTCTAACAACAATGCAAGCGAGTGCGGCAAGACGTGCAAACGATCAGAAAGTTAACCAACTTGCATGGTTCGGTGATGTAGATCACGGACTTATTGGTTTATTAAATAGTCCTAATATCCCATCAGCCTCCGTTCCAAACGACGGTACAGGACCGAGTACCCTTTGGACTACAAAAACACCAGATCAAATCATTCGTGATATGAACCTGATTACTAATGGAATTGTAGACCTGACCAAAGGTGTAGAGCAACCAAACACGTTGATTATGCCAATTGAGCAGTACACTTATATTGCTTCTACTCCTAGAAGCTCTACAAGCGATACAACGATCCTTCAATACTTTATCCTTAACAACCCATACATTGACGTTGTTGACTGGGTTCCAGAGTTGAAGGGTGCAGGACCACTTGGAGTGGATATCTTTATTGCATACGAGAGAAACCCAGATAAATTGGAGATTCAACTTCCAATGCCATTCCGACAGTACTCTCCGCAGGAAAGAAATCTAAACTTCGAGATTCCATGCGAAAGCCGATACGGTGGTCTTTTAGTGTACTACCCTCTTTCAATTTCAATTGGGGAAGGTATCTAATGACTCTAGTCAAGTATAACGCAAAAAACGTCTATTCTTGTTCAGGAGTCAGGTTAATTCCAGGAGTTAATCAGATCGAGGACGGACTGTTAAAGTCCGCTCTCGATCATCCTTTGTTCATGTTTAGAGTGGAAACTGGCTTGATAGAAATTATCGAGAATAAAAATGGGGAATCTAAAAAACAAGACCCAAAGCAACTTGCAAAGCTCATGCCAGAAATTTACGATGTAAAACTTCTTAGGAAGTACATCGCAAGCAGTGATGACAAGGAAGTCGTTAAGAAAGCTAAAAAGCAATTGAAGAAAATCGAAGATGTAGAAGTAAACAAAGAGGTAGAGGTTGGCGTCACCATCAAATGAAGAAATTCTTAACCTGCTATATTGCCTAGCTCCTACGTTCGCAAATCCAACCGATCCAGAACTAGTGTGCTATAACACAATAATTGACGCACTACGCTGTCAAGTAAACGCAGGGTTGATTGGCTGTTGTTCAGTTTTTGCCTATGTATACCTAATGGCACACTTACTAACATTGCAGGGCAACGCCAATTTAGGCGTTGTCTCTTCAATGTCGGAAGGGAATCTTTCGATTAGCTACGTTGTTAGTGCGGACTCTGATTTTTTAAACTCAACTCCGTGGGGGAAAGCCTATCAAGATTTGATAAAAAGAACAGTTTTCGCTCCCTTTGTGACAAATGTACCTGAAAACTTTAACCCTTTGGCGTTGTATGGCTCGTGCGGATGTTGAAGACATAGATATAGGTTGGAAGTCTATTGAGAAGGAAGTGCAATCTTTCAAAGGCTCCTTTGTTTTAGTGGGATTCCAAGAGGGGTCTAAAACCAAAACACAAGTGAAAGGTCAGAGGGAAAAAAAGGGTGGTTTTAGTATGCCTGAAATAGCTTCAAGCAATGAGTTTGGAACTAAAAACATCCCTGCAAGACCATTCATGAGGACTTCCTTTGATGAGAATATTTCCAAAATAAACAGGCTAGTTAATCTTCAATACATGCAAGTTCAAGACGGTAAAAAAAATGCAGAGCAAGCACTAACTGCTGTTGGTGTGGTAATGGTTGGTTTAATTCAGCAAAAGATAAACTCCATTGTATCGCCTCCAAATAGTCCAAGAACGATTGAAATTAAAGGTTCATCTAAGCCTCTTATTGATTTCGGACAGATGAGACAATCGGTAAGGGAAAAGGTGGTTTTAGGATGAGTACTCCGTTTGAATTTTTCAGAACACCAATAACTTTACGAAGACCAAACCCAGGAACCCTTGTAAATGGTAGGTGGGTTGAAGGTGCGTATGTGGATTCAGAAATTACAGCATCGATCCAACCACTAACTGGTGAGGATATGCAGGAACTCCCAGAAGCTAGAAGGGAAAGTGAAGGGTATAACATGTACACCTCCACACAGGTCAGGACAGTGCAAGAAGCAGGAAGTAATCAAAACGCAGATAGGGTTTTATTCTTTGGTAAGGAGTTTGAAGTTCACCAAGTCAGACCTTGGCAAAACAACACAAATTTCACAATAGTGAATCACTATAGGTATTTCATATTGAGGATAAATAACTGATGGCTCTTAATTTTGAGACAGTAAAGACAAACCTGTACGATTGGGCGGTCAGTGTTGCTCCAGGAATACCAGTTATTTTTTACAATCAAAACGCTCCAAGACCCTCACTTCCATACATTACCCTTTACCTACAAAGCTTATTAGCTATAGGGGAAGACTACACAACCACACCAGACGTCATTGGTGGGGTGGATTTAATAGGAGACAGAGAGTTTACTCTGCAAGTGCAAAGCTATGGGGGAGACCCCATGACGCTACTAGAGAATATGAGAACCTCTTTGCAAAAGCAAACCGTTTTAGATACTCTTAGGGAAGATGGGATAGTATTCGTAAACCACTTTCCAATAAACGACATAACAGCTCTGCTAGACACGGAATTTGAAACAAGAGCATCAATGGACATACTTTTTAGGATAGCTCAGTTTGACGAAGACATATCTGGTCTAATAGAAACAGTAGAGATAGAAGAAATCATAAGCGACTCTTTAGGGGTCGTATATAATGAAACAGTAACAATACCAGATCCCTAGGGGGGAATATGCCAATCAGCGATATTGTAAATGTTCAGATCACAAGAGAGACCCAGACAGTATCTCAGGCTGGGTTTGGCACATTGATGATCTTAGGAACACATAAATCTTTCAATGAAAGAATCAAATATTATTCAAACATAACAGAAGTGGGAGCGGACTTTAACTCCTCATCTCTAGAATACATCTCCGCTCAAGACGTCTTTGCACAATCACCAAGACCAGTTCGGTTGGCTATCGGTCGGCGTGCCTCCGATGATGTAACGATAAGCGTTGTAACAGGTCAAGCTCCCTTTAACTACACTGTAACGATCAACGGAACAGACGAAACCGTTCCTACAGCACCAACCTCTCAGCAATCAAACGTGGTACTAGACGCCGACTTAGTAACTGATAATTATGTGGGTGTGACCCTTAACGCAAGCGTTGTTGAAACGGTTAATTCTGTAATCACTTTTGATATTGATTTTGATGCTAATAGTTCGGTCGTTTCAACTATCAACGGTACCCCACTAGGTGCGGTAGTTTGGAACGCAAATCAATCTGATACTTTAGATGATGTAGCAACAGCGATCCAAGGGGATGCAAGTGTTACTACTGCAACTCAAACAGGAGCAAGAGAGATTACAGTTATTTTTGCATTAGTCGGAGCAAATGTTATTGATAGTGTTGTTGTTGGTGGTGCACCTACTCAACCAGTGGCAACTATTTTCGGGTCACAATTCCTATTTGATACAGACCATGACACTACAATGAATAACATTGCTGTAGCTATGACTGCTGAAACTGGTATAGACGAGGTGACCGTTGGTGGTGATAATGAAAGGACTTTATTTGTAAGTGCTGATCCAAATGACCCTGGAGTTGTCAATGCCTTCACAGTGAATGGTGGTGCTTCTCAGGCAGTAGTAACAATAGTTACTGCACTACAACCAGTAAGTAAACTTTCAATCGCAGAATCTCTCGTTGTAAAAATAGTAGGAGATTCAGGGGTAACAGGTGTAACAGCAACAGACAACCTTGATGGTACATTTACTCTTAGTGCGTTGGTTTCAGGTGTTCCCTACACAGTTGGCGTTTCAACTAACATAATCAACCCGAACGAAGCAAAGGTAACAGTAACTCAAGCAAAACCGTCAACAACATATCAGGTGACGATTGCAGGGGTCGTGTCAAGCTATACAAGTTCTGTAAACGTAACAGATAACGAAACAATCGCTTTAGGGTTGGTTACAGCGATAAATTTAAATCCTAATGTTTCGGTTGTTGCCACAGATAACACAGACGGAACATTTACATTAAACTCCCTATCAACATTCTCCATCTCTGTAAGCCCTGTAATACTAAATGCAGAGTTTGGGTTGGCTATGGGTGCTTTTACAGCATTAGATACCGTTACAGAAGATTTAGATGCGATTGTGAATGAAAATAACGACTGGTATGCCCTTTCATACACAGGAAGAACACAATCAGACGTTGAAGAGATTGCGTTGTGGGTGGAAACTCAGGTTAAAATTTTTGGAACAGCTTCGGATGATCCAGTAATAATTAACTCCGCTCCAGGATCAGACATCACATCAATTGCGGCAGTATTAAATCAATCAGGATACACACGTAGCTTTGTAATGTATCACGATGATGCTGACAGCGACTTCCCAGAGTGTGCATGGTTTGGTAAAACACTTCCGACGACTCCAGGATCAATTACATGGAAGTTTAAAACATTGGCTAGCATTTCTTATAGCGATCTAACAACGACACAATCCTCTAACGCAAGAGGAAAGCAAGCCGATACTTACGAGTTTATCGGTGGTGTTGGAGTTACGAGAGAAGGAACAATGGCATCAGGTGAGTTCATTGACATAATCAGAGGGATTGATTGGCTAACTGCAAGGATTCAAGAGTTCGTTTATAGCCTACTGGTAAATTCTCCTAAAGTGCCGTACACAGATGCAGGGATCGCCTCAGTTGAAGCAGAAGTGAGAAGAGCATTAGACTTGGCAGTGTCTAATGACTTCATTTCACCAGACCCAAAATACACAGTAACGGTACCACTAGCTTCAAGCGTTTCGCCTGCTAATAAAGCAGCTCGATTGTTACAAGATGTCGTGTTTAATGCGACACTATCAGGTGCCATACATGCAGTTGAAATTACAGGAACAGTGTCGTTGTAAAGCGGCTTTACATGGCT